ATTCAAAACTCTGGCAAAATACTGTTAAAGGTATTATATGATAACTAAAAATGGTATGTTGGGAATGGACGGCTTCTACTGGTGGTTAGGAGTCGTGGAAAATAGAGATGACCCCTTAAAGATTGGTCGTGTACAAGTTCGTATATTCGGTTGGCATACACCAGATTTGAAATTAATACCATCTAAAGACTTACCCTGGGCNCATCCAATATTACCTGGTAATAATGCCGATGATTTTAAGACACCAAAAGAAGGTTCATATATCTTTGGTTTCTTCTTTGATGGTCCTTCTGGTCAGTTTCCTGGGTATCTTGGTGTAATGCCTGGTATTCCTATGTCGGCTNCACTACAAACCGAAACACCACAGTCTGGATTCCAAGACGTTCGAACACCTGCACAGTTAGCAAGTGCACCAACAATACCCGCATCTGTCCAGGCGTCTACCGATGGTTCTGGCGCAACAGTTACTAATCAACCCGCAAAGAGATTTCCTGATGTTGCTGGAGAACCTACTGTACCACCATTAGCAATCAATGACCCAACNAATCCNCCTGCACAGATTGCACAGAGATTACAAGATACTGTTAAGAACATTGCCGGACCTGATAATCAAAACTTGGCAACTGCAATTGCTGGTGCCGCCTCAGGTGCACAATCAGCGTTGACTGGTGCTGTGGCAAATTTAAATTCATTAGTGCCAAATCTAAGTTCATTATCATCCTCTTTGACTGGCCAAATACCAAGTCTAAGTGCTGGTTTACAACAAGCGGCTGGTTTGGCAAGTCAATTAACAGGAACAAACGTTGCTGTACCATCATCCGATGTTTTGGCCAAAGCACAGGCGGCAATTACATCACAATTGGCGGATGCACAAAAAGCAGCTACGGCTGCAGCTGCACAGGCACAAGCATCTGCTACGGCAGCTTTAGGCAATCTACAAGCCAATGCAGGTTCAATTGCAAATGATATATCTGCAAACTTATCTAAATTGTCATCAGGTTCTATAACAACTCAATTTCCTGTTGTGTTAAATACTGATAATACACCAGTTGTTGCTGTCAATGGTCTGCAAGTACCATTAAATCAGGTAGCAACTATGCAAACAGATTTACAAACACAATTGACATCTCTACAAACACAATTAGCATCAATGTTGAAATAATATGGCAGATTTACTAACAGCAGGCGAATTACAAGCACAAATTGCATTATTGCAGAGTCAGNTATCTGGCTTGGCAGCTGTTGCAGCCGATAAAAAGACATATGCGGCTGCTATTAATCAATTAGAAGCCGTTGTTAATCCAAACAACTCTTTTAGTGAACCTACAACACCNTTTGCACCAAAATATCCATATAATAATGCAAAATTGACTGAATCCGGCCATTTAATGGAATTTGATGATACTCCAGGTGCGGAACGTGTTTCTATTGCCCACAGAACTGGTACATATTTCGAAATTGGACCNGATGGTGGTAAAACTGAGAAAATCTATAATGATAATATGCAGGTTGTAATGAAAGACAACAATGTGTACATTATGGGTAAAGGAACAGTCACTATTCAAGGGGACTGCAAAGTTTACGTCCAAGGCAATGCACAGTTACAAGTCGATGGTGATGTAAACTGGAAAGTCAAAGGAAACATGAATATGGCTGTGGAAGGTCAATTTACTGCTTCCGCACAGAATTTCAATATGGTAGGACCTATAAATCACGTTGGTGATATAAAATCGACAGGTAATATAATAAATCAAGGTAATATTGTATCTAATAAGAATATTCAAGCTGGTTTGAACGTTGTTGGTCTAGTTGATGTTCTTGGTGGTGGCGAACCTGTCAGTTTAGTCAATCACACACATTTAGTTCCACAAGGTGGTAATACCAGCGTACCCAACTAAAATTTTGAAATCCTTGCTCGGGGCTAGAAATTTTCGGAGCGTGTCCTTGAGTTCCTAAAAGCGTTTTTACTCCCAGCTACTATAAATAAAGAATGGCCACACTAAAAAAAATATACTCAGACATAGACCTTACTTTTAACCGTCAACCCGGTAAAGGTGACGTTGCTTTGAGGTATGATGAACAAGCAGTTATTGCATCAGTCAGAAATTTGTTATTGACTAATTTTTATGAGAGACCTTTTCAACCAGAACTAGGATCAAATATAAACTCTTTATTGTTTGAAAATATTTCTCCAATTACTGCCAGTATTATTGAAACAGAAATTCAGAACGTACTTGATAATTTTGAACCAAGAGCCACAATTTCTGATATATCTGTAACCGCACAAGAAGACCAAAATGCTTTCTTTGCAAGGGTTACCTTCTTTATTGGTAACAACACAACACCAACAGCAGTAAATCTACTATTACAAAGAGACCGATAAATGGGACAGCAAATTCAAATATTCAACTGGCTGACCTTGATTTTCAAAATATCAAGGCAAACTTTATACAGTATCTGCAAAGCCAAAACGTATTAAAAGACTATGATTATGCAGGTTCTGCGTTATCAACCTTGTTGGATGTATTGGCATATAACACACAATATAATGCTTTTTATCTGAACATGGTTGCCAATGAGATGTTTTTGGATACCGCATTGCAAAGAAGTTCTGTTGTTTCACAGGCTAAAGTACTTGACTACACACCAAAATCTGTCATTTGTCCTTCAGCTACCATCAATATGAATGTGTATGGAGTAACGGCATCTTCATTAACTCTACCAATATATACACAATTCTTATCCGAATCGGTTGATGGTGTTAACTATACATTCATTACTACTGAATCCACTACAGTCAACACATCATCAAATAATACGGTATACTTTAACAATATTGAATTGAAACAGGGTGTACCAGCAACATATAGTTTCTCCGTAGATTCAACTACAAATCCAACGTATACTTTTGAAATACCGGATGCACAGATTGATACAACTACAATACAAGTATCAGTACAACAGACCGGTTCTAATGCATCATATCAAATCTTCACATTAGCCAAAGATTATTTACTATTAGAACCAACAAGTACAGTATATTTCTTACAAGAAGGTATTAACGGATATTATGAAATTGTTTTTGGTGATGGTGTATTGGGTCAACAACTATCTGATGGTAATGTTGTAACCGTTAGTTACCTTTCTTCACAAGGTACCTCATCAGCCGGTGCAAATAATTTCTCCTTAATGGATACAATAGGTGGTTTTGCCACAATTATTAATCCAGTTACTCCAGCATCAAAAGGTGGAGACAAAGAATCTATACAATCTATCAAATTCCAGGCACCTAAGGCCTACTCTGCACAAAATCGTGCAGTAAGTAAAGAAGATTATATCACATTAATCCAACAAAATAATATTGGTTATTCATTTGATGCGGTGAATGTATGGGGAGGAGAAGAAAACAACCCCCCAGTATATGGCCAAGTGTTTGTGTCTATGAAACCGACAGGTGCATATTCGTTAACTAATACGCAAAAACAACGAATCATTGATGAAGTTATTGCGCCTGTATCTGTATTGACTGTACAACCAACTGTGGTTGATCCCGATTACACGTATATCAAATTGAATGTTAATGTTTTATATAACCCAACACAAACAAATTTAACATCAAATCAAATTCAAAGCGCTGTCGTATCCGCAATACAAAACTTTGCGACCAGCACGTTGAATACTTTTAACTCTACCTTTAATTCGTATGAGTTACAAACTGCAATTCAAAATGCAGACCAATCTATTATCACGGCTGAATTTTCTATTCAATTACAAAAGAAATTTTATCCTAATTTGACCTCACCTACAACATATAGTTTAAATTTTGGTGTGCCTTTGCAACGTGGTATTCTATTGAGTGGTATCAGTAGTTCGCCCGCAATGCAATTCAAAGACCCAACCAATCCAGCAAACATAATTGATGGTATATACATAGAAGAAGTTCCTGTTACCACATATGGTATTGATTCAATTCAATTGGTTAACCCTGGATTTAGTTATCAGTCTACACCAACAGTTACTATATTGGGTGACGGTACAGGTGCAACGGCCTATGCCACAATCAATCCAAATGGTCAGATCAATTCTATTAAAGTGGCCACTTCTGGTAATAATTACACACAAGCATCAGTGACTATTACACCAGCTGTTGGCGATTCAACAGGACAAAACGGTGCGGCTACTGTAACCCTACAAGGACAATACGGTACTTTAAGGTCATATTATAATACAGCCAATAATGTTAAGACCATTTTCAATACCAATGTTGGTACAGTAGACTATACTAATGGTATTATTATTTTGAATTCATTTAGTCCTTTGAACATAGATAACCCATTAGGACAATTAATCNTTAGTGTAAATCCAACAACTACAATTGTTTCTTCTACATACAATAAAATTATTACAGTAGATCCATATGATCCATTGGCCATTATAGTTAATGTATCTACAAAGAGTTAATAGTAAATGATACCAAATAACCAAAAGACCTCTGTACTGGTACCATTCCAGTTACCTGGTTTCATCAGGGATAATCCAGACTACGCCAAGTTCATTACATTCTTACAGGCTTACTATGAATGGATGGAACAATCAGGTAATGCAATAGATGGATCCAGAAACCTATTGGACTACNATGATATTGATACCACTACGGATCAATTCTTACAATACTTCGTCAATGATTTTCTGCCTAATTTTCCAGCAGAATCTCTAATCAGTCAAGATAAAGCNATCAAAGTGGCAAGACAGTTGTATCAGACAAAAGGTACACCAGCATCTTACAAATTTTTGTTCAGAATACTATATGATTCTGATTTTGAATATTTCTATACGGAAGATGCGGTTTTTAAACCATCGGCCGGTACATGGTATGTTCCAAAAAGTTTGTCATTGTATTCGAACGATCCAAATTACCTAACGTTAGTCAATGCAACTAACGGAAGTTATAGAGTATTCGGTGAAACTACCAAATCATTGGCAACTATCGAGAACATAGTGCAAGAAGGTGTCAAGACTGAAGTATTCATTTCTAATATTGAACGTCTATTTCAATCGGGCGAGTTTGCACATATTGTAGATTCAAACAATCAGCCTGTATATTTTAATGGCAATCTATTGAGATCCAAGATTGTAGGTCAGATTAGTTCGGTCAATATTACTCCAAATAACCGTGGTTTGTTCTATCAACCAGGAAATCCAGTCGTATTGTATGGTGGTTTGAATTCACCTACCGGTCATGGTGCGGCCGCAACAGTTGGTTCTGTTACTGCCGGTTCTATTCAACGTATTAACTTGGTATCTGGTGGTTATGGTTATCAATTATATCCAAATACCAATATCAATATCGTAAATGGTGGCGGCGCAATTGCACAAATTGGTGGTCTGAACACATCACCATCTGTAGTTGCCAATGTATCATTAATTCCAGTAGACTCGATTACACTTAAACGATACATTACAATCGGTAATACACAGTATAATTTTTCAAATAATGTACACGCAAATGCCAACACATCATTGGCCAATGCCTTCACATTTATTAATCTGACCACATATCCAATATCTTCTGTGTTGGTTGAGAATAGTGGTGGCGGTATCACACAACAACCCACCATTACGGCCAACTCCACATATGTAACAGACACACAATCAGAAGCGGACTTAGGTGCATTAGGTATTCTGGCACCAATACAGATTGTGAATGGTGGTAAAGGTTATACCAATAACGATACGATAATTATTTCTGGCGGTACTGGTTATGGTGCGTTTGCCAAAGTGTCCGTATCTAATACAACCAATGCGAGCGGTGTAATTACAACAGTTAATTATGTGTATCCAGGCAACCAAACAGTACCACATTTCCCATTAGGTGGTTTGGGTTATAAGTTAAGTAGTCTACCAACAGTATCGATTGTATCAGCAAACAATCAGGCAGCCAATGCATCATTGGTTGTACCGGGTATTCTAGGTCAAGGTGCGGTGTTTAACACATCAGTAGACCGTGTTGGTCTATTACAACAATTAGTATTTCTGACTATGGTACTGATTACATTGCACCTCCAAATGTATCGCTAAAGATACAAGACATTGCAGTATCTAATGTATCATTATTGAATCTACCGCAAGAAGGTGATATTGTATATCAAGGTTCTTCATTGAACACTTCTACCTATTTGGCAACTGTGGCTTCAGTATCAGGTTTAATACCTTATGCAGACCCAACACAATCTTTATACACACTAAGAGTATTTAATTACAACTCCGTACCTAACTTTAATACACCATTGAATATTTACCAAAANAATATTCATATGAACATTACTAATAGTTATACACCNAACTTGATATCATATGGTGATGGTACTGCATTGGCAACTTCAACCTTTTTGAATGGTCTAACAATTGGCCAAGGTCAATATTTGGATACATCGGGACAACCAAGTTCGTTTGATGTTCTACAAAGTACCAAATACAATGCATACACATATGAAATTACAGTAGAGAAAGAGATTGAAAAGTATAGAAGTACTCTATTGAACCTATTACATCCAGCTGGTATGCAATTGCTTGGTAGATTCTCCATGCGTTCATCAAATACTTCCAACTCGTCAATTATTGATGTATTGAATACAGGTTCTACTTTGGAGTATTATACAGGTTCAGCTGCAGCGAGTGCAACTATTCAAGGTGCTTTAAGTAATAACATTATTACATTTACTAATTTGTCTGGTGCAAACTTGGCCAACATAATATATGTTGGTGATTTATTCACTATGTCAACAACGGCAGGTGATATAATATCATCACAAGTTATCTCTGTTGGTGCTGGTGCTTCTGGAAATAATATTGTCATATCAGATAATGTTTGGACTTCTTTTGCCAATGTGGCTGTAATTACAGGACAATCAGGCAATAATCAAATAAATATAAAGTCACTAACAAGTTCATACAATCTGGTTAATGGTGGTGTTTATAGCAATACAATGTATCCTTTAATAGACATTGTTCGTGCAGGTGATACGGTAACAGTTGCAAACAATACTCCACAAACAGTTTCAAGTGTAGACTATACACACAATACAATTTATTTAAGTTCCAATTTAACTTCAAATGCGAATTCATATTTGACAGTTAATAGAACCTATGTGGCCACAGCTGCATATATACAAATTTTTGAACCAGTTGGTATTTAATATTTCCCTGAAATTACAGACTAAAATGGCAATTCAATAAAAACGGAAAACGGATATTTAATCTTATTAGGATAATGAATGTCAACAATTAAAATCACAGGTGTATATACAGGTACCACATTATCTAATGGTTTGTATGCTAACAACGTATTGAATGTTGGTATCATCAGAGTCGGATCTTAAACATAAATAAACTATGGCAAATCAAAACATACTCACAACACTCTATCGCACCACACAGACACAACAGGACTTTTATTCTCCTGTTTCTGTTCTACCCGGCACGAATCAAGTAGTAGAATCCATCTATTGTTTCTTGTCTAGAGTTGATCCATGGGCCAACGATACTAATCCACCACAACCAACACAAGACCAAAAGTATTTGAAGTCTGTGTATGCCAACATCTTTGTGGCCAAACAAATTACGGCCAATGATATTGCATTGGTGATACAAAGAAACGATTGGACAACAGGTAATATTTACGATTATTATCGTGATGATGTTGATATGTTTGCGACAGATCCAAACGGATACTTGGCATTGAATTTCTATATTAGAAATCGATACAACCAAGTCTTCAAGTGTCTATGGAATAATAACGGACAACCTTCTACATACGAACCAGTATTCCAACCAGGAACATATGGTACAAACGGTATATACCAAAACATAGATGGGTATAAGTGGAAATATATGTATACAATTGATCCGGGATCTAAGAGAACCTTTATGGACTCCAATTGGATGCCGGTACCAGTAGACTTAGTTCAAGGTGAGGCATATAGTGGCCAAACATTAGATCCAACTGAAACCGGTGCTGGTTGGGGTGACATTGAAGTTATCAATATATTAAACGGTGGTTCGGGTTACGATCCAGCCAATAGTGTTATTACCATTTCTATTGTTGGTGATGGTTATGGTGCAAACGGTTCTGCCGTAGTATCTAATGGTGCCATCACAGATATTGTGGTGACAAATACTGGTTACGATTACACCTATGCTAATGTGGTTATTAGTTCCGCCTCAGGTTCTGGTGCAGTAGCCATTGCACCTGTATCTCCAATTGGTGGNCATGCATACGACCCACCATCNGAATTAGGTTGTACACATACTATGTTTGTATGCGAATTTAGTGGTGATGAGGCAGTCAATGGTGTACCCATGATACCAACAAACATTGATTATCGTCAAGTTGGTATAGTTTATAACCCATTGGCCCACAGTAATTATCCATATTTTGCCAATTCGGCCATCTATAACTGTACAACTCAGTTCACTTTGGCGCCAGGTTTTGGNTCTTTTATTAGTGATGAGATTATTTACCAAGGGTCTTCACTAGCAACAGCCACATTTACCGCAACAGTTTTAAACTTTAATACATCAACCAATGTATTATCTCTCATAAATACAAAAGGTACTCCAACACTCAATGCACCAGTATTTGGAAATTCATCATCAACCGNAAGAACTTTACTTACGGTTAGCAATCCGGATTATATAAACTACTCTGGTTACCTCGCATATATAGAAAATAGGTCTGGCGTTCAACGTAGCGTAGACGGTA